ATACTCTTTTAGGGATGAAATGATTTCTGATGGTATTGAAAACTGTCTCATGTACTTCAGAAATTTTGACCCAGACAAATCTAAAAATCCTTTTGCGTATTTTACTCAAATCATTTATTATGCTTTTTTGCGGCGTATTATGAAAGAGAAAAAACAACTCTATGTCAAATACAAAGCAACAGAACAATATGGTGTTTTAGATGAATTTGAAATGTTCGAAGATTCAAATGGTAATATTAGGCAATTTGAATTGTATGAAAACATTTCTGAGTTTATTCATAATTTTGAGGAGAATAAACGTAAAAAGAAAGAAGGCAAAACCAAAGGTCTTGAAAACTTTTTAGGAGAATCATATGAATAAACAGAAAGTTTTTAATCACATCGAACACCTCAAAGAAAAACATGAGGAAATAGATAAAAGATTAAAACGTGCTGTTGAACTTCATAGTAATGATTTTATTATTACAACACTCAAAAAAGAAAAGTTACATTTGAAAGATGAAATTCAAAAACTAAGTAATGATTACAATACCGTATAGTAAAGAGAACTTAAATATAATCAGCCAGTTAATAAAGAATTCTTTAACACCAGATTTATTACCTAAAAAATGGGTTGAACGTAACTCAACCAACCCAATGTTTGGACACTGCCATACTGCGGCTGCTTGCCTTCAAAAAATATTTACTACCAAGTATATTAAATTGTACCGTGCTTTAGATGATGAAGGTATCTGGCATTGGTGGGCCGTTACTGTAGATGGAGAACTAATTGACCTCACTTCTGAACAATACACATCTCAAGGAAGAATACCTCCTTATGATTTAGGTCAAAAGGCATCAATGTTGGGGTTTGATTATAGAAAAAGGGTACTAACTCTTTTGGATAAGGTACTGGATAATTATTCTTCAAACCGGACACCGCCATGATAGTCTTTGTCAAGGCCCTTTGTCAAGCGTTTTTGCTTACATTTGCCAAAAAAAGTGCTTGATTTTTAATCTATAATATGTTACATTAACGTCTATGAAAATTTGTATATTAGGTGATACTCATTTTGGAGCTCGTGGTGATTCACTAGATTTCCATAGTTACTTTCGTAAATTCTACGAAGAAGTATTCTTTCCCTATCTAAAAGAGAACAACATTTCGGTAGTATGCCAAATGGGTGATTTATTTGATAGGCGCAAGTTTATCAATTTTAACTCCCTACATTTATCTAAAAAATATTTCTTTGACCGACTCAAAGAGAATAACATCTCATTATACGCTTTGATTGGCAACCACGATGTAGCCTTTAAAAACACACTTGAGGTGAATTCACCAAAACTTTTGTTAAAAGAATATGATAACATTTTTTTGGCTGAAGATTTTTATGGAGAAAACTTTGACGGTGTAAATATCGATTTTGTGCCTTGGATTTGTGATGATAATGAAGATAAAATCTTTGAGATGATGAAACAGTCAAAATCACAAATTTGTTTTGGTCATTTTGAGATTGCTGGATTCCAAATGGACAAAGGTACAATTTGTGACCATGGCATGGATAAAAAGTCTTTATCGAAGTATGATATTGTTTTGTCTGGCCATTTTCATCATAAGTCAACAGATGGCAACATCACATATGTCGGTACTCCATACGAAATGACATGGGCAGATTATAATGACAATAAAGGGTTTCATATCTTTGATACAGAAACCAGAGAGTTGCAGTTTGTACAGAATCCCTTTAGAATGTTTAACAAGGTCATGTATGATGATGGTGATACCGACTTTGAGTTTTGGAAAAATTATGACTATGACATTCTAAAGGGTACATATGTTAAAGTGGTTGTTTTGAATAAGCAGAATCATTATCTGTTTGATTTTGTGGTAGACAACTTGGATAAAGCCGGTTGTGCTGATGTTTCTATTGTTGAAGATTTTACCGACCTGTCTTTAGATGCCGACCAAGACATCATAGACCAGGCAGAAGATACAATGACCATTCTTTCCAAGTACATTGACGGCTTGACATTAGATGTAAAACCTGATAAACTTAAAAGTCTTATGAAAGAACTTTATGTTGAGGCATTGAATACTGAAGTTGCAGAATGATTTTATTTCGTACCGTGCGATGGAAAAACCTGTTAAGTACAGGTAACTTTTTTACAGAAATTAAACTAGACAATAACACCAACACCTTGATTGTTGGTGAGAATGGTTCTGGCAAATCAACTTTGTTAGATGCTTTGTGTTTTGGTCTTTTTGGTAAGCCTTTTCGTTCAATCAATAAACCACAATTAGTAAACTCAATTAATGGCAAAGATACCGTTGTTGAAGTTGAATTTGATACAAACAATAAATCATATAAGATTGTTCGTAGCATCAAACCAAATAAGTTCGAAATATATCAAAACGGCGATTTGTTGAATCAAGAGGCCGCTGCGAGAGACTACCAAGATTTTTTGGAAAGATTCATCATTAAGTTAAATTACAAATCATTCACTCAGATTGTAATTCTTGGTTCAGCTTCATTCACACCATTCATGCAGTTATCGGCATCTGATAGACGAGCAATCATTGAAGATTTATTGGATATTCAAATTTTTTCCACAATGAATGGTTTGCTAAAAGATAAAATCTCAACAAACAAAGAAGAACTTACAGACAAAAAACATAATATAGATTTGACACAACAGAAATATGATATGCAGAAAAAGCATATTGAAAATCTGAAACAAAACAATGATGATAAGGTGAATCAATATGTTGTTGAAATAGACAACAATAATGCCATAGTTAATTCTTTGTTGTCCAATGTTGCAATACTTACGACACAAACAGAAGAACTACAGAAAATTGTAAGTAATAAAATTGACACCGAAAACAAGGTCAAAAAAATTACAAAGTTTGAATCTCAAATAGAAAGTAACCTATCCAAGTTTAGAAAAGATATTGGGTTTTTTCAAACACATGATAATTGTCCAACTTGCCGGCAGGCCATCGAAGAAGGTTTTAAAGAAGAAGAACTAAACAATTTGAACAATAAAGTTTCTGAATGTGAACATGGTTTATCTGAACTTGAAAAGAAACTGTTGGTAGAACAAAACAAATTAAATGACATATCAGAAAAACAAAAAGAACTCAATCAGAAACAAGTAGAAATTGCCACTATTAATACTACAATCACCGAAACAAATAAGATGATTGCTAGGTTGAATAGGTTGGTTGAAGAACTTAAAGACACAAAGCAATTTACCGATAAAGAAGAACAAGAATTAAACATCATTAATGATACATTAAATGACTTAAAGCAACATTTACGCACTCTTATAGATGAAAAAACTTACTTTGAAGTGGCATCATCGTTATTGAAAGATTCTGGCATTAAAACAAAGATTGTCAAACAGTATCTACCAGTTATCAATAAATTAGTCAACAAATATTTGGCTTCTTTGGACTTTTTTGTAAACTTTAACCTTGATGAATCATTTAGAGAAACAATCAAGTCTAGGCACCGTGACGATTTTACCTACAATAATTTTTCTGAGGGTGAAAAACAACGAATAGATATGGCACTAATGTTGACTTGGCGTGCTGTTGCTAAGCTAAAAAATTCATCAAACACCAACCTATTGATACTTGATGAAACATTTGATTCATCTTTAGACGCCAATGGAACAGAAGAACTGATGAAGATATTACATATGTTGGAAGGTGTAAATTTGTTTGTTATCTCACACAAAGGTGATATACTACAAGATAAGTTTGCTAATGTAATTCGTTTTGAGAAAGTTAAGAATTTTTCTAGGATAGTAAAATGAGTGAAGTGTTAACGATTGATACCTCAATTGGTATTCAAAAAGAAGTAAAACTGGAACCATTGTCGTTATATGATGAGAATCATCCAATGTTACAAATGAAAATGCCAGAATATACTGAGCCTTTACCAAATGTCAACATGAATAATCTGATTACCAGAATGAAGATGACAATGAAGAAGTTTGGTGGTATTGGTTTATCTGCCAATCAGTGTGGCATCAATACAAGAATTTTTATAATTGGTACGGATGATTATCAAATTGCCTGTATTAATCCAAAAATTGTAAATCAGTCGGCAGAAATTTCAAAAGATTCAGAAGGTTGCCTCTCTTATCCTGCGTTTACACTTAAAATAGAAAGACCTAAATGGGTTGATGTTGAGTACACAGATGAAAACGGCGAAGTTGTTCAAACTAGGTTAGAAGGTTTAACTGCTAGATGTTATCAACATGAACTAGACCATATGAATGGAATTCGTTTTGTTAATCATGTAGGCCAAGCATCAATTATGTTGGCAAGGCAGAAACAACAAAAGTTAATTAAGAAAATTATTCGTAACAGAAAAAATAATGGCTTACTCTTTTGACCCCAAAGATGATGTAGAAACACAATGGCAGAAATGGCAAGATTCTGGCCTTGAGTTTGAAAACATTGATACTGATAAACTCCGTGAGAGAACTATTGAAGAACTCACTTATGTTTCTCAAATGGATGTCCGTGAATACACACTATTTCAAAAGTGGTGTGAAGTACAAGACAAATACCCTTCTGTTGTTGTAAATGATTTGTGGGAAGGTGAGAGTCTTGTATTGAAAGATGAAGACCAACGCCGAGCAATCCAAGAAGTAAAAACTAATATTTGGCATCCAAATGATGTAGAAGAATATTTGGCATTAGAACCTGAACTGGTCTATGCCAACAAACAAGATGATTTGCCTGAATTGTGGAACTGTATTCGTACATTCTCATCCACAATGAAGAACAATGCCAATATTGGGCGTAATCTAAACTTTATTGTAAAAGATAAAATTACAAAGAAGTATCTTGGTGTTATTTGTATTTCATCTGATTTCTTAGACTTAACACCGAGAGACAAGTACATTGGTTGGGACAGAGAACTCAAAACCAAGAAGATGATTAATCATAGTGCCATTGGTTCTACAATTGTGCCTTTGCAACCACTTGGTTTTAATTATGTTGGTGGTAAGTTACTTGCTCTATTGTGTCTATCTGATGACGTACAAGAAAAGTGGAAAGAATTGTATGGTGATATACTTGCAGCTGTCACCACAACATCTCTTTATGGTAAGACCAAGGCTGGTGGGTTATCACAATACGATAACTTAGATTATTGGCAGTCTATGGGTTTCACAGCAGGTTCTGTCTCATTCGAACCACTAAAAGAAACACGATACATGATTCGGGAATGGCTGAAAACAAATCACACTAGAAAATATTTTGATTGGTATGTTGCAAAGAAACCATCAGGTCAACCACATAAGCGTGACCATAAGAATCGTTCACTTCAATTTGTTTACTCTCAATTAAATATACCAAAAGAATTAATCAAATCAGAACACGCTCGGGGAATTTATTGGTCGCCACTTTATGCAGAAACCTGTGAGTTTCTCCGAGGCGAACATGATGGCAAAAATATGAAAAAGTGTTTTGATTCTAGCGTAAATGACCTAAGTAATATATGGAAACAAAAGCACGCCAAACCAAGAATCAAACAATTGGTTAAAAAAGGCAGAGTTTCTGATGAGTCACTCTTTTATGATAACTTGGCAATTATGACTTGGGAACAAACAAAAGAGTCTTATTTGCCGCAAGTAGGCCGATAAATATCTTATAATATAGTCATTATGCGGTGTGTTGTAGAACAGAATAGATGTCCAATCTATTTGCCTGGTGCAAACCCAGGACGCCGCTCCAGTTTGGGTCCTGGTAGTAATACTTTATTACTACTCTCTTATTAATACTTTCGTACTACTATGTTGCCTACGAGCAACAAACCACTACCAGGACCCACCTTTCGCTTGACAAACCCTGTGGTTGTGTTATACTCCATAGTGTTGATTGAAAGAATTCTATGACTAGCGTTACTCAAAAATCCCAGCTTGCAAAACTGATGGCAACCGAGAATATTACGGTTGAACATAAAAAAACAAGGACTGCCTACTTTGATGTTAAGAATCGGGTATTGGCTTGTCCAATCTGGCAAGAAATGTCTGGTCCCATGTATGACCATCTTTTAGG